TCGGAACTTTGAGTACTCGACATAGTAGTGTAGGTACTGTTGTAAGTTGAACCTGCTTTTGTGATTTTTATTTTATACTCGGTACTGTATTCACCCTTCTTAATATAAACCAGTGCTTCAGGACTCCTGCTAGGCGAAACTCCCGACATCTTAGAAACTGTCTTATTTTTGTTAACAATAAAGGTAAAGTCATTTACAGTTGTTGCGGATAACTGTCGTGCGGGGTCAGTTACCCCAGATAAGTAACTGGCACTGCCGCTGACAGTCCGTTCAACCCCGTACTGGTCAAACACACGTATCGCTGTTGTAGAGATAACGAGAATGTAGAATTCATTACTATCTCTCTGCATTGTATGTATGAAGCAGTTAGCAAATTCAGAAGCATTGCCTAATCTTTTAATTAAGTGGGTGTTAGGACGCTTGGACAGACCGTTCACTACACTAGACAGCCCATTGATCTGTTCTGTGGCCTGAGAAGGTAGACGCAAAGCAGGTGGCTGTTGGCTTACTCCGTTTATCAGGTTTGGGATGGAACTGCTGAGTAGTTCAATAGCCATTGTTACGCTCCGTTAATACCTCTGTCTATAACTCTAAAGACATCGTAGTTGTTAAATATGTTGTGATCCTGCATCTCTGCTTCTGCATCTTTAAGTGCAATGAGTGCCTGATCTTCATCAGTCTTTTGAAAACCGTGTAGGGTATCTGCACCTACAATACGGTCTTGGAATATTCGTGCGGCTCTTACTGTAATGTAAGACCGTGCAATGGGAGGGAGGTCTGTGAATGTTAGTTCATACACTAAGTCAGCTTTAACAGACTCATTGATAATGTAGGTCAGTTCTTTCCTGTCCCAGAACTTCTGTCCTCGTTGTATAAGGTTTCTGCTGTTGTATACATTAATACTATCAGCACTGAGTACGTTATTAGGTAACGGTACTTCACCGTTAGAGTTTACTGATAACTCTACTCCAATATCTCTGTTAAAACTCCACCCCTGTGTCTGTACTGATCGGCTTACTTGCTCAAGGATGGTTTCCGCTAGTTCAGCTTCAACTAAGCCTGATGTAAGCGAGTTGACAGGCGTTTCACCTATCGCTGACAACATAATGTTAACAGCTTCTAGTTCGGTTAAGGGGGTCATAATATCTCCAAATGAAAAAAAGGAGGGAACCGAAGTTCCCCCCTAGAGTGGTTATGCAGACAGTAACGAAATAGCACAAGCAGGACGTAGTACATTGTGTCCCATTGCGTACTTAGAAACCATCAAAGTACCTTGACGGTCAATCTGGTATTCAGACTCAACACCAAGATCAAGCAACTTAACAGTTGCGGCCGCATCAGCACTGAAGATTAGTCCACGGACTTTAGAGTAGTCAGCGTTGTAAGCACCAGTGTTGGTAGTACCAGAAGGTGGGTTAGCGGCAGTCTCGTTAGTGGTAGGGATGTGGTTAGACATCAGAATCTTAACACCACCGATTGTTGGAGCCGCACCAGTAGCAATGCTACCAGAACCGCCTACGTCTTTGTTCATGTAAGCAAGGTTGTTTACATCAGAGTTAGCACCGAAGAGAGCGTAGTACTGAGCAGGAGGAAGTACACATACTTTCTCGCCAGTTACGTCTTTGCTGTCGAACTCTTTAAGAGCATCGTAGATAGACTGTGCAATCTTACCACCGTTAGCAACATCAGCGGCAGAACCTGCGCCAATAGTTACGTTGCTAGTGTAGACTTCATCAGCGAAAGCAGTACCGAACTGTGCGGCCGCTTTCGTGCCGTTGTCGATACTAGCGGCAGTTGCGATGATACGTGCAATGTTCTTGTCAGCAGTGTTAGATAGAGCGAAACCTGCTTCTTTAGAGTAGATAGAACGTACATCGTAGTGGTTCATTGCTTCATCTACGTTGGAGAGGAACTGAGCAGAGATCAGAAGATCGTCTACAGTTACAGTGCGCTCACCGTGCTTGATTGCGTCAGCTTGGATAAGTTCACCTGCTGAGTGATACTTGGCAGATGCGGCCCCTGTGAGAGGGAACTGTGCGCTCTTACCGTTGCTGATTGTGCGAGTTCTGTGCAGAGGCATAAAGATGTTCTTCTCTTCAAATGCCGTCAGTACTTCACCTGCGTATAGTTTCAGGAATAACGCTCGTGCGTCACCTGTTGCGTTTTGTTGCCCCAATCGTGAGACAGTTTGGTCAGTTGGAAATGCCATGTTGATTTTACCTTTGGTTATATAGTTAAGTTAATTAAAGTTTTTACTCTCTAATCAGCGTTAACCACTTTCCCGTTCGCTCAAATTGTCCTCCGTAGAGGGTTAAAGGTAATTAGTTAGTAGTCTTGACTTTTCGATAGTTATAAAAAAGCCCTCACGAGGAGGGCTATAAGGGTTAGGAGACTATAAGATGTTGCTTTTCGCTAAACGAGCCGCAACTTCTTGGCGGTATGCGGTATCTTTACCGTATCGAGGGTCGGACATTGCCGCAGTGAGTTCAGCCACTGATGCAAAACCACCGCCTGTTTGAGGTGCGGCCTGACCTTGCATAAGGTTAGGTTGTCGCCCTTCTACAGCGTGATACTTGTTCTGGATACCTTCTATCGCCATGATCTGTATGTCTCTATCACCAGAGTCAATCGCCTTGTTAAACGAAGCGATCTCCATCTCTGATAGGTTATCTGCCGCCCAAGATGTCATATCATTGTATGAATCCCTGCCGCCCACAGTGTCCATAATAGAATTTACATTCTGTTCTGCCACTGCTTCTTGTCCCGCAATCCAAGCATCAACAACACTCTTGGGGAGTCCTGCCTCTTCTAGGCTTGCGTAATCTGTTTCTGTAATAGAACCTGTCTCTGCATAAGTGTCCTGTAGTGATTCAAAGTCAATACCTTTGCCATCTAGGTACTGCTCTACATCACTGGCCTCTTCATTTACGGGGGCGGGGTCATCAACCCCCTCTTGGGCCTCATCCTTGTCGGGATTATTAGGGGAGTCACCAGAGGAAAGTTTCCGTTCTAATTCACGGTACGAAAGTGCCATCTCTTCTGCACTGCTAAACTTCTCTGGCAACCATTCAGGTCGCTCTTGCCCTGCGTTCTCTAGGGCATCTGCTTTTGCCAACATTGTATCAATGTGATCTTGGCTTTCAGTTTGTTCTTCAAAAGTGTTTGTTGCTTCTGTACTCATATAGCCTCCTACAGCTAATTATTGTTGCATTTGCTCAATGACTTCTTGCGCCATCTCTGGGTTATCCATAGCGGCCTGTGCAATCTGAGGTGTAGCTTTGGTAGCCATGTCACCTACGACTTGTTGCGCTTGCATCTGTTGTGCTTGCATTTGCGCCTCTTGTTGTTCTTGCATTAACTGCTCCTGAGATTTTATCAGACCTCCCATGTCAATGCCAAGGGATGCGCCTAATCGTGCAATGTAGTCATTTACATTAAGTTGTGATCCGATAACTTCTGGACCTAGTGGTTGAATGTGTTGTAAGAACATCGCCAGTTTATTCAGGTCTTGTCCTCTACCAAGTGCTTCAATACCAGTGACGATAGTGGGCTTCACCATCCCCTTTGGCATCTTAGGCATTTTACCACTTCCTTCCATACGGTGCAAGAGCAGGGTAATGAGAGGGAGTTGGAACTCCTGAGATAGCATAGCGTAGACACCGCCCAGTGCTGATTCAAGTTCTTGAGCCATGTAACGTACTTCTTCTGCTGTCACTCGTTCCGCATTACGTGTGGCGGCTGAGTTAAGCAAGAAGGCATACGATAGACGCTCAGTGATAACTTGGGATGTCTCCATAGCGACTCTAAAGTCACCTTGCTTCTGTACTTGGAGTGTAGACACATCATTTGCATCTCCTGCCACAATCGCTCCGTTTGGACTCTCAGCTAACACTCTAGACTTAGTTGTACTGTTCGGGCGTACCATGAACAGAACTTTAGCTGATGCCGCAGAACCTTCTACGATTGCTTTAGTCAATGCTTCTAAACTTTTAAGATCACCGAAGTATTCTTCAACGAAACCTCGTCCGTAATCTTCACCATCGACACGAATAAAACGCAAAGGAATGAAGGGGGATTTATCTAAGGGAAAAGTCCCTTCACTTTCTGGCACGATCATACCGGCCACTTCTTGATAAATTTCCCACTTCTTATCCTTGCGACAAACCTTGGTGTACAAGTCGATGCTTTTCGCATTATTGTCGATCTTGTCAGCCAATTCTTCTTTCATTTGTGCGGATAGCATCAAAGGGCTTACGCTCTCTTTGATAATAATTTCTAACACGTTGCCCATAGTGTCACGAGCAACTACATACCGATCCATTCGGTATACTTTCATGCCGTCTTTCTTTGGCATATATACAAGTGCGTTACCTGTAACAATCAAACTTTTTAAGGCTTCAAACACGGGAACCCTAACAGCACCTGCCTCAATCTCTCCCATCGTTGCTCGTTCAATACGAGATAACGCTTCTTCTACCATACCACGATTGTTACCTGCCTGTATCTTTTCCAGATCAAAGTCATCAATCATCAAGCGGAAGAATGGCGTGTTGGGTGGAAGGAGTGATAGCAGTAGTTTAGATGCTAAGTTATTAACGCCCCGTGCGCCTACTCCTTGGTAGGGAGTGTAGTACTCAGTGCTACCATTATGCCCGTCAGGGGGCAGTAGTGTCGGGATGGTTAACTTAGCCGCTTCTCGTCCACGGGAAAGAAAGGAACTCCGAGTGCTTTCTAGTTGTTGATAGCGATTAGCTACCGAAGTTGCCTCATTCATACGTCACCTATTAAGCTGATCTTGTTGGGATGTTCAGTCCTGTACCGCCACCTGAGTACTGAGTACCAGTAGTACGGGCTACTGTTAGACCTTGTTTACCTCTACGCTTCTTGTTCTTTACTTCTGCATCAGTTTCAGCGTCAGTCATGTTCATATCTAGTTCCGCTGTCTGCTGTTTTGCAGGGGCGGCAACCTTGGCGGGGGCAATTACTTTTGGAGCCTTTTGTTTCATGCACATAATTTATTATTCCTCAAATTCTTGGTCATACAATTCCTCTAATTTAGCAATCACGGACTGCTGACCTTGGAGAAATGAGACATCGTTTAGGGTTATGTCCCTGTTATTAGGGAGTTTACTGGGAAAAAGACCCTTGAGATACTCTACAAGGGGTCTAGAAATACTATAGTCTTTATTTAATACTTTCATACTCGTTCCTACATTAGGGGGCCATTAGGATTTACACGCTTGTTTTAGGATTCCAAGGGTATGTACGCAATTCTGGAGCGCAACCTCAGTATTACCTGATTTAGCGTAGTAAGCGGTGAAAAGATGGGTGAGACAT